TTTGTTGCTACTCGCACAGGAGTTAGTTTTGAAGAAATTATCGGTACTGTTTAATCAAAGAGGCAAAAAACAATGGCAAATCAATTTACTGGTGGTCCAGTATCACCTGGATCTAGAACTCTAAACGACTTCAAGAATAGAATTTCTGGAGGTGGAGCAAGACCTAACCTCTTTGAGTGTGAAATTACTTTTCCCGACGCTCTTAATTTGGGAACAGCAGGAGCTAATGTTGAGGATACAACTAGATTTTTAATTAAAGCAGCATCATTACCTGGTTCAACTATCAATGTAATTGATATTCCTTTTAGAGGAAGAAATCTTAAGATTGCTGGTGATAGAACATTCGATCCTTGGACGATTACAGTAATTAATGATACTGACTTCAAGATTAGAAATTCTTTTGAGAAGTGGATGAATTATATGAATAAGCACGAAGACAATTCGGGAGAATTGGATCCTGCCAACTACCAAAGAAATATGAAAGTTTATCAACTTGGTAAAGCAGAAATTAATGGTGATCTTACATCAAGTAATCAGATAAAAGTTCTCAAACAATATGAATTTTATGGAACGTTCCCAACTTCCATTAGTGCGATTGATCTTTCATACGATCAAGCAGATACTATTGAAGAATTCACAGTAGATCTTCAAGTTCAATGGTGGGATGCTCGTGATACAAACAACGTATCTATTCTTGGTTCAGGCACCGAAGAACAATTTTGATGTTTTATTGGGTATCTAAATAGTAGAATAAGGACAATAACGTTACTATGGCAAAACTGTTTGGTTTTAAATTTGAAGATAATAGGGAGAAGCAGTCCAAAAAGATTGTTTCTCCTATTCCTCGTAATGAAGAAGATAAATCAGACTTTTATATTTCAAGTGGTTTTTATGGCCAATATGTAGATATTGAGGGTGTTTACAAGAGTGAAGCAGATTTAATCAGAAGATATCGTGAGATGTCTTTACACCCAGAATGCGATAGTGCGATTGAGGATGTTGTAAATGAAGCAATTGTATCAGACTTAAATGATTCTCCAGTAGAGATAGACCTTTCAAATCTTCCTGCTTCCGATAAACTAAAAGAGATTATCAGAGAAGAGTTTAAGTATCTGAAAGAAGTTATGGACTTCGATAAGAAGTGCCACGAGATTTTTAGAAACTGGTATGTTGATGGAAGAATCTATTACCATAAAGTAATTGACTTCAACAAACCATCAGATGGAATCAAAGAAGTAAGATATATTGATGCTTTAAAAATTAAGTATATAAGAAAACTTAAAAAAGACAATAAAGATGCTTTTGGTTCTCAATATAGAAATATTGTAAATGGAAAAAACCAAGTTGATTTTAGCAACCAAGAAGTAGAAGAATTTTATATGTATGACCCAAATGTGGGGTCATCACAAAATGCTACTTACAGAGTATCAGATGTAAATAACGTAAAGATCGCAAAGGATGCGATTGTATATGTTACATCTGGTCTTGTAGATAGAAATAAGCAAACAGTTCTTTCATTCCTTCACAAAGCAATCAAAGCACTCAATCAATTGAGAATGATTGAGGATAGTCTTGTGATTTATAGACTATCCAGAGCACCAGAACGTAGAATTTTCTATATTGATGTTGGTAATCTTCCTAAGATTAAAGCAGAGCAGTACCTGCGTGACGTTATGAACCGTTATAGAAACAAACTTGTATATGATGCAAGCACTGGTGAGATTAAAGATGATAGAAAGCATATGGCGATGCTTGAGGACTTCTGGCTACCAAGAAGAGAAGGTGGTAGAGGAACTGAAATCACCACACTTCCTGGTGGGCAAAATCTTGGAGAACTTGCTGATATTGAGTATTTCCAAAAGAAACTTTATGATTCTTTAGGTGTTCCACCAACAAGACTTGCCGCAGAAGGTGGATTTAATCTTGGTCGTTCGTCAGAAATTCTAAGAGATGAACTTAAATTCACTCGTTTTGTTGGAAGATTGAGAAAGAGATTTTCTCAGATTTTTATTGATTTACTTAAAACTCAATTAATTCTCAAAAATATTGTATCATTAGAAGATTGGGAATCATTATCAGACCACATTCAGTTTGATTATGTTTATGATAATCATTTTTCTGATTTAAAGAAAAATGAATTGATGAATGATAAATTGGGTGTCGTTGCTGCGATGGACCCATATCTTGGTCGTTATTTCTCCGCAGATTATGTAAGAAGAACAATTCTTGGTCAAACTGATAGTGAAATCAAAGAAATTAACGCACAAATGAAAAAAGAAATTAAAGATGGAACTATTCCAGACCCAGCAGCAATGATGAACCCAATGGGTGCTCCAGGTGCTGTTGGTGCTCCACAAGACCAAAGCCAAAACCAACTTGGAACGATGCCTCAAGAACCAGGATTGACCGACAAACAAGCAGGTGTTGAATTAGGGTCTGCTGGGGAATTATAAATATTTTCAGTTAAACTATTATAACTATGGATGATTTAATGGATATGATTTTAGCTGATGAATCCCCTACGGATATCAGCGATAAGATTAAAGAAATTCTTTTTGCTAAATCAGCAGAAAATGTTAATGCCGTAAGACCAGAAGTCGCAGCAAGTCTCTTTGGTGATGTTGAGGATTGATAAGTGAATGAATTTGAAGGAGACTATAATGACTTATCTGATTTCTTTTCAACAATAAGTACTGGAAAAAAAGTTATTAAAAAAAAGAAAGAATCTTTAATTGGAGATTCTTTTGATGAACTTTTTTTGTCTCCTTTAAGTGAAGATATTAATTTAATATCAAAGAAAAAAGTAAAAGAACAAAAGACAATCAAAGCATTTGAGAATTGGTTATATTCAGAAACACCAACACAACAAGAACAAGTAATTGAAGATGTAATTGAAGAATCTTTGGATGAAGTTCTTGAGGTTTTGGAAGAATATAAAGAAGAACTTGAAGAACCCAAAGAAGAACTGATTGAAAAATCATTAGGACTTCTTGCTGAACCAAGTGATGTTAAAGTTCATCAAGACCCATTAACTCCACTGGACCAAAAGTTCGCAACACTTGACGATTTACAGAAACATTATAAACTTTTCCTTTCTCGTATTCAACAACAACTCTCCACATTAGGTGGAGGTGGTGAGACTAATCTGGCATATATGGATATGCCACTCAAATATATCACATCCTCATCATATACACTAACTCCACAAGATTATTATATTGGCATTAATTATGCGGGAGCAGTTACAATCACTCTACCCACACCAAGGAAGAATGGAAAGACCTACATAGTAAAAGATGAACTTGGAGAAGCATCCAAGGGAGTAAATAGGTATATCACAATCCTCCCATCTGGTTCTGATACTATTGATGGTAGAGACAGAGCAATTATTGCTTATGATTATGGTTCACTTACTTTTGTTTATAGAAATGGTTGGAGGGTAGTCTAATGTCACACTTATATAATCCGTGGAAACCGGAAGATGATGCATTTGGTAGATTAAGAACATCAAATCCATATACTCTTGGAGATTACAAACATCTTTATGCTATTGACCCAGACTTTGTAGATGTCAAAGTAGGCACAGGAGCAACTATAACTTTTGATGCCAATCAGGCAGCAGCAATTTTGCAGTCTGGCATCAGCACTAATGGATATACTATTCACCAGACAAAAAGATATCATCATTATATGCCCGGAAAATCTCAATTGATTTTCTCCACATTTAATTTTGGTGCGGCACAACAAAATGTCTATAAGAGAACTGGATACTTTGATGACAGAGATGGCATCTTCTTTGAGCAAGCACCAGATGGAGTTTTAAGTTTTGTAATCAGGTCTTATGTGACTGGGATTGCTTCTGATAGGAGAGTTACTCAATCTGAATGGAATAAAGATAGATTAACAGGACAAGACCCTTCTGGGTTTACATTAGATATTACTAAAACTCAATTATTCTTTACTGATTTTGAGTGGTTAGGTGTTGGTAGAGTTCGTTGTGGATTTGCAATTGATGGTAAGAATGTTGTCTGTCACGAATTTTATAATGCAAATCACATTCCAACAGTTTATATGTCTAATCCAAATCTTCCAGTAAGATGTGAAGTTAGAAATACTGGAACACAAGTAGGTGCTGGTGGTTCCTTTATTCAAATTTGTTCTACTGTAATGAGTGAAGGTGGATATGTAGAGGCAGGTAGAGAATTTTCACATACAACAAATCTCAGAACTGTTGGTGTTGGTAGTACAGTTCCAATTATTAAAATTAGACTTAAGAATACATTTAAAGGTTATCCAAATAGAGCAACAGTAAAAGTTGAAGATGTTTCTGTGTTTAGTAATGGAGGAAATGTAAAATATGAAGTTTTAAAATTTAGAAGTTCTGTTGGAATTAATACTACAGGAACTTGGGTATTTGAAAATGATGAATCGGTTGTTGAATATAATGCATCTTCAACTGGAGTTAGTACAGCATATTATGAAGATTTTATGGGTGGTTATGTTGCGGGAGAAAGTCAAAACTCACAAAAACCATCAGCAACAACTGTAGATGCTCAATCAGGACCCACATCTAAGAAAAATTTCCTAACACAAAATTTTGATGCAACAGACTCAGAAATCTTTACAGTTCTTGTAAGTAATATAAGTGACACCAGCACTAATGTTGGAGTTTCTATTAGATGGAAAGAGATTTATTGAATTATGAGTACTTAAGATTTCATTTAGAACTTGTAAGAAATACTAAATAACTAATATAGTCTAATTATTACAATGTCCGTATATAAGATTGTACAAAAGATTACACCATTGACAATGACTGGTGTGGCAGTAACTAGCAATCCAATTGCTTTGAGGTCTGGTTTTTTGAGAATTGTTCCAGAGCAAGATGCTTATGTTGAGGTTGCTCCAACTCCAACGATTAGTACTTCTACAAGTGCTAGCATTTTTGTTAAAGCAGGAACTGAACTTGTATTAAAAGAAACAGCAATTACTCAAACTATTGTTGGTGTTACTACTGGTGCTACTACTATTGTAACTTTACCAGAAGGTACTTTCTCTGATTTTTCTGCTGGTGATATTGTTGAACTTACTGGTGTTGTTCCATCAGGTATCAACACAACAGCAGCAACCGTTGCTTCAGTAAATGCAACAAACAGTGCTGGAACAGGTGGATTTAATAGAGTGATTACTCTTACTTGGAACACTTCAAGTCAAGGTCCAGTAACTACTCCTACTGGTGTTTTGAGAAGAACGACAAAAGTTGCTGCTTATGGAGCAAGTGGAAAACTCCACATCACAGAAATTCAAATCGCAGGTGGTTAATCCAATGAAACTTATCACAGAAGAAATCGAAAAGGTTAAAGTTATTGTTGAAGAAACCAACGGTAAAAAGTCTCTTTTTATTGAAGGTATTTTTCTTCAAGCAAATAAACCAAACAGAAACAAGCGTCTCTATGAAATGAGAACTCTTGAAAGAGAGGTCAAAAGATATAATGAAAATTATATTCAAAAGGGTCGTGCTCTTGGAGAACTAGGTCACCCTGATGGTCCTTCTTTGAACCTTGATAGAGTTTCTCACAAAATTGTTTGTTTGGAGAGAGTTGGAGACAACTTTGAAGGAAGAGCAAAAATTCTTTCCACTCCTATGGGAAAAATTGCAGAATCTCTTCTTGGTGAAGGTGTAATGTTGGGAGTTTCTTCTCGTGGTGTGGGTTCTCTAATTCCAACTGCCGAGGGATACTCGGTAGTTGGTGAAGATTTTATGCTTGCGACTGCTGCTGATATTGTTGCTGACCCTTCTGCTCCTGATGCTTTTGTGAATGGAATTATGGAAGGAAAGGAGTGGTGTTGGGAAGGTGGAATTCTCCGTGAAAAGGCTGCAGAAGCAGCAAAGAGAAAAATAAACGCATTAGTAGACCAAAAACGTCTAGATGAGCAAAAAGTTGATTTGTTCCAAGACTTTTTATCAAATTTATAAATTATAAATAAATACAGATTAAACAATAGGTTAATCGGAGAGATCAAATGTCCCGTGGTAAAAATTTACAAGAGATGGAAACAGGCACTAAACAATCCAAAACTGCTGTGAACGCTAATGCAAAAGCAGCAGAACCAATGCATAAGTTAACCACAGGCATTCCTGATGGTCAAACTGGTAGTTGGGAAGATCTTGGAGGACCAACTCCAGAGAACTACAAATCAGATGATGATTCTGCAAAACTAAACATTCCTGGTAGAACTCTTGCTCAAGTCAAGAATGTTGTAAACAAGGGTGCAAAAGCAGCAGATGCTATGAAGTCCCTTGCTAAAGAATCAATTGAAGATGATGAAGATGAAGAACTCATCGATGATGAAGATGAGTATGATGAAGATGAAGTAGTTTCTGAATCTTCAGAAAAGGAAGATGAAGGCAGTGAAGACGACCAAAAAGAAGATAAAAAGGAATACGGCAAAAAGAATCCTAAGAAATCTGAAGAAGATGATGAAGAAGATGATGATGAGGACGAAAAAGCAAAGGCAATGAAAGAGGCATTCGACCAAATCGAAGAAGAAATCGAAGAGGACGTAAATGCACTTCTTTCTGGTGAAGAACTCTCCGAAGACTTTAAAGTAAAAGCCAAGACTGTTTTTGAAGCTGCTTTGAATGCAAGAACATCGCAAATTGAGGAAGCAATTGCTTACCAATATGAGCAAAGACTTGCAGAAGAAGTGGAAGCAATTGCAGAAGAATTGACCGACCGTCTCGATGCATACCTTGAGTATGTTTCAGAAGAATGGTTGCAAGAAAATGCTCTTGTTGTAGAGCAAGGTCTTAAGACCGAAATGACCGAATCATTCCTTCAAGGAATGAAGAGTCTTTTTGAAGATCATTATGTAACAATCCCTGAAGAGAAATATGATGTACTTGAGAGTATGGTAGATAAACTTGATGAAATGGAGTCCAAACTCAATGAGCAAATTCAAAGAAATGTTGCTCTCAATAGAAGATTGGCAGAGTCAGTTACTGAAGTAATTTTTGCTGAAGTTTCTGAAGGTCTTGCACTTTCCCAAAAGGACAAGCTTGCTTCTCTTGCTGAAAATGTTGAGTTTGATGGTGAAGGTAACTATCGTGAGAAGCTGGTAACATTGAGGGAATCATATTTTCCCAAAAACACTGGTACTCAAAGAAGCAACTCGGATTACATCGCAGAAGAAACTGACTATTCACAACCAGTCTCTGGTTCAATGTCATACTATCTCGATGCACTCCAGAGAGTTTCGAAAAAGTGATTTTTAAATTATAAAAAATCAAACTAACAAATTTCAAAAGAGGCAAAAATGCAAATGTTCAATGCAGAGTACCTGCAAGAGAAGTGGTCACCACTTCTTGACTATCAAGGACTAGATGGAATCAAAGATAACCATCGTAGAATGGTTACTGCAGTTCTTCTTGAGAACCAAGAGAAATTCCTTCGTGAGGAAAGAGAGTTCCTCGGCGAAGCATCCTACGCATCTTCCGCAGCATCTGCTGCTGGTACTGGATTTGCAGGTCAATCAACAGCAGCTGGTCCAGTTGCAGGTTTCGACCCTGTTCTAATCTCCCTGATCCGTCGTTCAATGCCTAACTTGGTCGCATATGACCTCGCAGGTGTTCAACCAATGAACGGTCCTACAGGACTCATCTTCGCAATGCGTTCACGTTACACTGGACAAGCAATCAACAACGGAGAAGCATTCTTCGATGAAGTTGATTCTTCGTTCTCTGGTAGAAAGGGCAACCAATCCCAGTATGCCGTTGATCCTACTATTGAAGGAAACGTAGGTTTCGGTACTACTGCTGCTCAGTCTGGTAGCAATCCTGGTCTTCTTAATGCTGCTGGTACTTCTCAGCAAAGTTATAACGTCGGTGGTGGTATGGCCACCTTTGATGCAGAAAGACTTGGTGCATCAGGTTATGAAACTTTTAACGAAATGGCATTCTCAATCGAGAAAGTCACCG